CCTAAGGCCCCCCCCCCCCCGCTACCCGGGCCAGGGTGAGCATGGCCTGGGCGGTGGCCAGGGCCGACTCGGCCGCCGCAATGGCCGCGGCGAGCTGCACGGGCGTGTCTCCCGGTGTGTCGTCGGGCGTGTCGGCCCGGCGTGTCGCGAGCCCGTTGGCCACGTACCAGTCGGCCACCTTCTCGTCGTAGGCCGATTGATCAAGCGGCAGAAGCCCCCACTGCTCGAGCAGGACGGCCGTCTCCCGGCGTTCTGGGGCCAGCCCGGTCACGTCCCGGCCGGCCTCCCGTGCCGCCGAAAGTGCTTGCTGCACCTGGTTTCTTGCGTACTTCACTAGCCACTCCCCTCCTGTGGCGGCCGCGTTCGCGACACGCCGATCCTAGGGGGTTCTTGCCAGTTGGTTGTGAAATCACTACGTTGCCCGTTGACACTTTCATAACCGGACGTTGAGCGGTTTCATCACCGGGTAATGTGCGTTATCGGCGATACGCAACATGCGTAACAGGCCTCTAGCGACATAACAGGCGATTACCCCCAACGTGATGGTACGTCGGGGGGTTCTAGATGTCTCGCTTTGTCCGCTTCGCATTTCCTTGCGAATCGTTGACCCCCCGAAGCCCTCTGCCCCCGTCCCCCCGTGGGGCAGAGCCGCGGGGCGGGCTGATCGACGCGACCGCCACGGTCCTCAGGCGTCCAGCCCGCCCCGCACATTCCCCAGCCCAGACACCGTCCCACTTCTAGGGGGCACCATGGAATTTCTCATCCTGCTGGCCGCGATCCTGCTGGCCGGCATCGGCCTGGTCATCTGGTTTCGCCTCAGCGACGACTGGCACGACCGCGACCAATTCCGGCGCTTCCAGGAGGCCATGCGCACGCCCGGCATGAGGCCCCTGGACGACCGCCACGACCACGACAACCCGGGGCGGCCCGAATGAGCCCCGTGCTGGGCGCCGCCCTGCTCGCCATGGGCATCGGCGCCATCTCCGCCTTCGCCGCCTACTGGATGGGCCGCGCCACCGGCGAGCGCAACCTGCGCATCGTCCAGGCCCGGTACGCCCTCATGACCCAGACCTCCATCGACCTCGCGTGCAGCCTCGCGCACCTCAAGCGCCACTACGGCCACCTCACGCCCGAGGAGGCCGACGCCTTCATCGCCATCACCACCAACTTCGGAAAGGAATCCGCATGACCACGTCTCTCACCTCCGAGCCCGCCGACGACGACTTCGGCACCCCCTACAAGGAGCTCGTCACCCCGAGCCAGCCGACCCCGAGCGCGGTGCGCGCGTGGGCGCTCGAGCGCGGCCTGCCCGTCGGCAAGCGCGGCCGCATCCCGGCCGACGTGGAACTCGCCTACATGCAGGCGCACTAGCCGATGTCCACCCGCAAGCAGCGCGGCTACGACTCCCAGCGCCTGGTCGCCAACTACCTGCGCGACAACGGTTTCCCGCACGCCGAACCCGTCGGCGCCGGGCGCACAGGCTCAGACGTCACCGGCACCGTCGGCATCGACTGGGAAGTCAAGGCCCGACGCGGCCTTGACCTGCCCGGCTTGATGCGTCAGCTCAACGAGCGCGCCGCAGACGGCGTCATCGGCATCGGCGTGCTGCGCCTGGACGGAATGGGTCCGGCGTCCATCGCGACCTGGCCGGCCGTCGTCTGTCTTGCGGACGTCGTGGCTCTGCTGCGCGCAGCGGGCTACGGCATCCCACCCGAGGAGGACTTGTGAGATTCAAGAGATCCGAGTACGAGCGGATGGCCAACGACGTCATCCGCCACCAAGTGACCATCAACCGTCTCAGGAACGACCTGACAAGTGCCGAGCAGCGCGTCAACTCGCTGGAGAACGAGGTGCGCGCCGAACAGCGCGAGCGCCGCAGCGCCCTGGCGACCATGGCGGCCACGGCCCTCCAAGGGTTGGACCTGGCGGTGCTGCGCCCCAACTATCGCGGCTCCATTCCTGCCGAATCGGACGCGCTGCTGGCCCTGTACGGCAACGCCGACGACATCCGCGCATTTGAGTGCGCCCTGACCCGCCACGAGGAGGACTCGTGATCGCCCCACTCACCGCCGCTGTACTCGCGGCCAGCATGACCATCGCCCCGGCACCCGCGCCCGCGCCCAAACCCTGCAAAGACCGCATTGTCAACGTCATCAAGGCCGCGGGCTGGAAGGGGGCAGCCGCGAGAGTGGCCTACGGCGTGGCGTGGCGCGAAAGCAATTTCCACGCCGGGCACATCTCGCCCTCGAGCGACTACGGGCTGTTTCAACTCAACGCCCCGACGTGGTCCGGCACCCGCTACTGGCCCGCCGAGCCGCTCAACGCCCTGTCCAACGCGAAGGCCGCCTACCGTCTCTGGAAGGACACCTCGTGGCGGCCGTGGGGGCTCAACGCCGACGGCACCGGCGTCGACATGCGCGACTACAACTGGAGCACCTGGCAGGTCGACAACTGGGTGTGGAAGCCGTACACCGTCGGGCTTGCCAAGTTCGACCGACTCCCCCGGGCCTGTCATGCCTGAACTAGTTGCCATTAGGGCCACGCAGGAACTGCTTGGCGGCGTGTCGCGGCAGACCATCTACAACCTCATTGCCAATGGTGAGTTGCACCGGGTCAATTTGGGGCGACGAGCCTTCATCACGGGTGCATCCATTGAAGCGCTGCTCGACAGGATCGGAGCGCACTCATGACGCCCCGGTACGTCTGCTGGGACTGCCACGGCCTGAAGCACGTCTGGTACGTCGACCGACTCGGCGACCCCGACAAAGACATCTGCCTGACCTGTAACGGCTTGGGCTATCTCATTGAGGAGACCACATGAGTCAGGCCACCGTCCGGCTCATGCTGGACCCCACCACGACCGCCCGCGAAGCCGGACGCCAGCAGGGCCGCCACGAGATGCGCGAGCAACTAGCTGCCATGTTCGCAGGCTTCGCGACCAGCCACCCCGACCCCGTCGTCAGCGACGAGCTGTGGACGTTTGTCATGCACATTCGGGGGGCGGCGTCATGACCAACGATGCACACCCCTGCCCTCGATGCGGCCTCATCCGATCCGCGTCCAAGCGACAGGACCGCACCCTGCTGTGCCGCGACTGTGTCAACCCAGCCCGCATTGAGCGGGCCAGGCCGTGGGCCGAGTACGCCGCCTGCCGTGAATCGCCGGTCATAGACCCCGACTGGTGGTGGCCGGTGAAGGAGGACCCGAAGTTCACGACCCTGCCGCTGGCCATCTGCCACCGCATTTGCCAGGTCCGCGACCTCTGCTTGGACTACGCCGTCAACCGGCCCGAGCCCGAGGGCATCTGGGGCGGCACCTTGCCCAGCGAGCGCCGGCAGATGATCGCCCGGCGAAGGAGGGTCGGCTAATGCCCGTCCTCATGCCCACGCCGCAGGAATTGCGACACATTCCGCGACACAAGCGCGAGCGCATCCAACGCGCCATCGTCGGAATTCTGGCTGACGTTGACGGCCTGGCCGATAACGAGGCCCAGCGCACCGAGGAGCGTCGTCGATTCGGTGATCTTGTCCTGCGCGACGCGCGCATCCTTGAGCAGGCCGAGCCGCGTGACTCCCCCACCGAAATTCAGCAACGCCGCATCGAATTGCTCACGGCGCTTTCCACATCTGTGCAAACGCCTGTGCACAGGAAGCGAATCGTGAGGGAAGCAAATGCGATTCCGATCCACGTACCTGTTGCCCTCTGGCGCGACGCAAATGAAACGCGCACGATCTAGCCCTCGACACCCGCAAGGAGCCCGCATGTTTGCCCGACCGTCCACCGACATACCCCGCGACCGCTGGGGCCGCCCGCTCATCACGCCCGCCGATGGCGGAAAGCCCATCCCCTACACCCGCGTATCCACCCTCGCCAAGGCACTTGACGACAAGACCGCCCTCACCCAATGGCGGTGCCGCCAGACCGCCATCGGACTGGCCACCCGCCCCGACCTCGTCACCAAGGCCAAGGCCGTCGGCGACGACAGGCGCGCTCTCAACGAGGTCGTAGAGGAAGCCCTCACAGCCGCCCAGTCCGACCGGGCCGCCAACGTGGGCACCGCCCTGCACGCCTTCACCGAGCGCATTGACAAGGGCGAAGACCCCGAGCAGCTCGTCCCCCACACCGACCCGCTGTACCTGGACCTCGTCGCCTACCGGGAAGCCACCGCCCACCTGTCCATGGAGGCCGCCGAACTGTTCGTCGTGTGCGACGAGCTCCAGGCCGCCGGGTCCTTCGACCGCCTAGTCAGCGTGCCCGGCGTCGGACTCATCGTCGCCGACGTGAAAACAGGACAGTCCGAACCCGATTACCCGCACGGCGTCGCCCAGCAGATCGCCATCTACGCCCACGGCAGCCTGTACGACCCTGAGCAGGGCCGCGTCGCCTCGCTGGCCGACCTGGGCGTGCGCACCGATGTCGGGATGCTCATCCACCTGCCGTCCGAGCGCGGCAAGTGCGACCTCTACCTCATCGACCTCAACCACGGCTGGGCGCTGGCCCAGACCGCCGTGGCCGTCCGCAGCGCCTACAAGACCAAACCCCTGACCGCCTACACACCCGCGCCTGCGCCCGCAGCCGCCACCGCATAGAAGGAGAAACACATGTCACAGTTCGCCGCCCCCGCCGCCTCCAGCGGTTCCGACGTCAAGCCCGCGGACCTCGAGGGCCACCTGCTCATCGTGGAGCCGCTGGAATACTGCGAGAACATCGTTACCAGCCTTGGTGACAAGGATGCCGTGCGCGTCACCATTCACGACGTGACCGACGGCGCCACCTACGAAGACGTGCTGTGGTTCCCCAAGGTGCTCGTCGGCTCCCTCAAGGGCCGCATCGGCCAGAAGGTGCTGGCCGTCCTCGGCAAGGGCACCGCCAAGCCCGGCCAGTCCGCGCCCTGGGTCCTCATCGACGCCACCACCGACAGCGACTGCGTCAAGGCCGCCACCGGCTACCTTGACAGCATCGCCGGTAAGCAGTTCGCCAGCGACCCCGAGATCACCGACATGGCCGCCGAGTCCGGCAACCTCGCCCTGGCCGCCGCCCTCGGGAAGCTCGGCGCGCGCAAGTAGCGCAAGCCCCCCGCCCTTGACCTGCCCAGGCAAGCAGCCCGTTCGAGACGGGCGCGGGGACCACTAGCCGCAGACCTAGGAGGAACGTTGACCGTGGCCCAGCCGACCAGCGGCCTCATCGAAGCCGCCCGAGCCTGGTACGACGCCGGCTTCTGCGTCATCCCCAGTCACGAGGACGGCGGCAAGCGGCCCTTCGGGCAATGGAAGCAGTATCAGCGGCAGCGCCCCGACTGGGCCACCCTTGAGGGCTGGCTGTCATCGGGGCGGTACACCGGCATTGGACTCATCATGGGCGGCGCCAGCGGCAACGCCGAAATGATCGAGATTGAAGGCCCAGGGCTCGACAAGCGGCTCAAGACACTTTTCGACACCGCCCGGGACATGGACAAGAAGGTCGACGGCGTCACCGAGCTGCTGGTCCGCTGCTACAACGGATGCGCCGAGACCAGCGCCGGCGGTGGCCTGCACATCTTCGTGCGCGTCACCGACGGCCCCGTGCCTGGCAACACGAAACTGGCCATGGATCACGACAAGGTCGTGGCCGAGACCCGCGGCGAGGGTGGTTTCGTCATTGTGTGGCCGACCCCGGCCAGGACAGGCCACGACCCCGACGAGGCATACGTCCTCATCGCCGACGCTTACCCGGCCAACGCCGCCCAGATCACTAGCGAAGAGCACGAGCTGCTGCACTACCTGTTCAGCGAGGCCTTTGGCGGGGTCGACGCCCCCTTGGCCACTGTCACGCCCATCAAGCCCGGCACCACTCAGCCCATCGGCAGCGGCCTCAGTCCCTTCGACGACTACCGTCAGCGCGTCACCTGGGCCGAAATCCTGCAACCGGCCGGCTGGACATGGCACTCCAAGGACGCCACCCACGACTACTGGACCCGGCCCGGCAAGGACCCGCGCGACGGTCACTCCGCGTCCACCATCGACGACGGCCCCTTCTACCTGTTCTCCACCTCGGTCCACGGAATCCCCACCCAGATCGGACTCAGCAAAGGCCAGGTCTACGCCCACCTCCATCACGGCGGCGACCTGTCAGCCGCCTCTCGCCAACTCAGGGTCGACGGCTACGGCGACCCGTTGCACGAGCTGCCCACCTGGAACCCACCCGCCAAGATCGCTCCCGAATTCTGGGACGCTCATCCCACCCTGGCGCTTGTGCGCCAGGCCGCCTACGCGCGAATGGTCAGCGCCGACGCCGTCCTCGCCTGCGTCCTCGCCCGCGTCGTCCAGCACATCCCCTACGAGTACGTCATCCCGCCCATTGTCGGCGGCAAGTCGACGCCGAACCTCTACGTCGCTCTCATTGGACCCAGCGGCACTGGCAAGGGCGGCGCCCGAAGGGCAGCCGACGACCTGCTGGGCCACATCCCCGTCAACTCCAGCAACCCCGTCACCGAAGGGCCACTCGGCAGCGGCGAAGGGATCGTCAGCCTGTTCTACGAATACCCGCCCGACCCCGACGACCCTGACGCCAAGCGCGGCAAGAACCTGGAACTTCATTACCGGGGAGTAATGATCCTCGACGAGGAAGGATCAGCCCTCGCCGAACTCATCAAGCGACAGGGCCAGGTCACCGAGCAGACCCTGCTCAAGATGTGGTCGGGCGAGCGCCTGGGCTTCTCCTACAGCGCACGAAACTCCGGCCTGCGCCTCTCAGTCCCCGACGGCCAATACCGGGCTTCCGCCCTCCTGGGCATCCAACCCGCCGCCGCCGCGTTCCTCCTCGATGACGAACGCTCCGACCGCGGACTCCCCCAGAGATTTCTGTGGGCCTCCACCATTGACCCCAACGTGCCCGAGGACGAATTGGAATTCCCCGTCCCGCTCAACTGGAAACCCCCAAGTTTCGGCAAGGGCCTAGACGCCACCGTCATTTCCATCGCCCAGGAAATACGCCAGCAGTTGCGCAAGAGCCACCACGCTCGCGTCACCGGGGCCGGCAGCCTTGGCCTGGAATCCCACGGCGGCCTTGTGCAATTGAAGACCGCCGTCGCTTTGGCCGCCCTGTTCAACCCGGGTCAACCGCTCGCCGTCGATACCGAGATTTGGGGGCTGGCGGGCCAACTCAAGGAAGCGTCAGACTCCGTTAGGGAATCCGTCGCCCAGCGCGCGAGGGCCGACCGGGAAAAGGTCGCCAGGGCTCGGCAGGACATTGCCGTGCGCCAGCGTGTGGCCGTCCAGGAAGTCGACGCCAAGGTCAAGAATTGCGCCCGCAGTATCGCCCGGCACATTGCCAAGCATCACTCCGATGAGGGCACCTATTGCACCAGGAACTGTGCCAAGAAGTCGCTGGCCAACAAATACCGCGACGTGTTCGAGGCCGCCATTGAATGCGCCGCAGACCTGGACTGGATCGTCGACATCACGCCTGAGGAAAGCGACACCAGCCACTACGGGCTTGGCGCGAGCAGGCCCGCGTGAAGGGGGTGGAACCGTGGAACGTTCCACGGTCAGGGTCCGCGCCGAAGGGTCCAAGAAATAGGTTTTATGAGGGGATTGTCTACATTCAAGATGTATCTGGCGGGGGGGCGGACAGGCCAGGGGTGGAAGTTCCACGGTTCCACCCCCAGCGCCGTACCGACAGATTCACCGCCAACACCTGCCGCAAATGCGGGGCCATCATCCTGACCGGCACCACCTACGGTCTCGTCCTCCACCTCGAACCCCGCACCCTCACCGACGAAACCGAATACCGCGCCCTCGTCGACCAGGTCCCCACCTACAACCTGCTGCCCGACAACACCGTGGACCGCCGCCACCTCGAACACATCAAGCACCCCGAGCGCTATCCCCGCCACGCCGAACACGTTTGCGGAAAGCAGTACGGCACCCAGCCCCGACCCACACCGCCCGCCCCGCCAGAGCCCCCTGGCGACGACTTGCCGTTCTAGGAGACCCAGCGTGAATGAAATCGTTCAAGCAGGAAACGTCTGCAACGCCCCGCATCGCGGCGACCGCTACCGCACCACCGCCCCCGGCTTGCGCCTGTGCCTGTCATGCCGCGACCGCCTGGCCAGCGACATCGCCCGACTGCCCGACCTGTACGCCGACCTTGAGCTGGCCCTCATCCACGACACCCCCACCCAGGACGAGCGCATCACCCACCGCAAAGACCCCGGCCTCGTCGTCAACCAGCGGGCCGTGGCAGCCAGGACACTCATCCGACACGAGCTCGTCAGCACGACCCGCATGGTCATCGAGGAGCGAGGGCTGGTCACCTGGCCGGCCGACACCGTGTCCGCCATGGCGGCCTGGCTGGCTGCCCACATCGACTGGCTGGCCGCCCACGAGATCGCCGTCGACGTCGCAGCCGAATACTCCAGCGTCAGGGCCGAAGCCCAGCGCGTCGCCTACCCCGCCAAGACCAGGCGCTGGTTCCTGTCGCCATGCGTCGAAGACAATTGCGACGGCGCGCTCATGGTCACAATTCGCAGCGACGACGACCTGCTGCCGAGCGCCATCACCTGCGACAAAACCACCGAGCACACATGGGAACCGAACCAATGGCTCGCACTCGGCAGGCGCATTAGGCGCGAAGGATACGAGCACCTTGCACTCCGACTTGACAATCCGGCATAATGTCGTGAGACGTTGGCGCACTATGCCACTAGCCCGGTGATAACTCACCGGGCTTTGTCATTGGGAGGAGCAATGGCCGCCACTACCACGCGGCGGCACGCGCCCGAGCCACCGATACGCATCCACGAAATAGACGAGGCCCTCACCTGGGCTGCCATCACCTACTGGCCCCGAGACCGCGCCTGGTATCGGTGGGTCAACCACCTGCTGGATCAGCGGCTCAGGCTTCAGCCACGCGATCCAGCCAATACTGCACACCGATAAACGAGTTCTCCACCTTGGGATTCGTCTTCAGCAGGCCACCCGCCCACGACGTACCGCCCACGGCATCCAACTTCGGGGCCAGCCTCTCGGCGTCGGCCTTTGCCACATAGCCCACAAGCAGCGGACCAGCGAACACGGCCACGGCATTCCGGTCTTGCTTGTTGGCGTAGTCGCGCTTCAAGGCCAGCACCAGGAACGCATCCTCGCGGCGGCAGTCCGGGGTGAAGCCAATACCAGCAGCCAACTGCACGAGGGCCTGCTGGTAGAAGGACTCCCCCACTACCTCCCGCGGCTTCACCTTCTTCCGCAACACCTGGTCCCTAGAGAACCCTTTGGCCTCCAGGTCGGTCAGCTCGTCGAGGTCCACCTGATACGTCTGCTCGTATGGCATCACGCCACCCCCTTCGCCGCCACGGTAATACGCCAAGGCACAAGGCAGCCAGTCAATTCCTGCACAACGAGGGGACACCATGGCCAAGGGTGACGGCCGATGCAGCCGCCCGTTCCGCAGGGCACGGGCCGAGGTCCTCTCCCAGTCCGATGTATGCTGGTTGTGCGGACACCCAGGCGCGACGACTGTCGATCACGTCATCCCGCTTCGCGTCCTGCGCGAGACCGGGCAGATGCACCTGGCCAACGCCGTCGGCAACCTGCGGCCGGCGCACCTGACCTGCAACTCCCGGCGCCAGGACCGAATGCCCGAGGTAGTTGGTCCCCCTCCATCGCGCCGTTGGTGACTCCGCGCGCCCGGTGTGTCCGATTTTTCTAGAGATTGACCGACGGAAAACCCCCGCGCTTTTCCGCTTTCTCTCCCTATGAGTTCTGGAGATGCCCGTGCCGCGTGCCAGGAAGGTCCCAGAGACGCTGGCGGGCCTCGCCGCGACCGGTGACAGGCGCGCGACGCTTGAAGCCCTACGGAATTTCCTAGCGGCACAACTTGAAAACTCCGAGCGCGACATTCCCGCGCTTGCGAAGCAACTGCGCGACACCATCGCCGAATTGGACGCCTTGCCGAATCCGAAGGAGACGAGCCGTGTCGACGAGCTCAACGCTCGCCGCGCCGCTCGGCGCTCAAAGGCCGCGGGTTAGTCACTTCCCAGAGGGGGTGAGTTCCGCGGGGGTTGAGGCGGCCGAGTTAGCCGCGTCGGCAGGTCTCGTGCTGGACGACTGGCAGCAGTTCGTCCTGGCGCATTCCCTGGCCGAGCGCAAGGACGGCAAGTGGGCGTCCTTCGAGGTCGGCCTGGTCGTGCCGCGTCAGAACGGCAAAGGCTCCATCCTCGAGGCTCGCGAGTTGGCCGGCTTGTTCATGTTCGGCGAGCAGCTCATCTTGCATTCGGCGCACGAATTCAAGACCGCGCAGGAGGCGTTCCGGCGCATCCTGTTCCTGGTCGAGAACACCGACGACCTGCGGAAGCGGGTTGCTCGGGTGCGGACCTCGCACGGCGAGGAGGGCATCGAGCTCAAGACGGGCCAGCGGCTGCGCTTCATCGCGCGGTCCACGGGCTCAGGCCGCGGATTCTCGGGCGACTGCGTCATCCTTGACGAGGCTTATGAGCTGTCGGCTCAGGCCATGGGCGCGCTGCTGCCGACGCTGTCGGCCCGGCCAAACCCTCAGATTTGGTACACCTCGAGCGCCGGGAAGTTGTCGTCGTCGCAGTTGACGATGGTCCGCGACCGCGGACGCGCGGGGTCGGACCCTCGGCTGGCCTATTTCGAGTGGTCGGCCGATCCGAAATGCGACGCGCTGGACCGCGAGGCGTGGGCGGCCGCTAACCCGGCGTTGGGCATCCGCATTGACTCCGAGTTCGTGGAGGCCGAGGCGACGGCGCTGCCGGAGATTGAGTTTCGCCGGGAGCGCCTGGGCATCTGGGACGACGAGAACGCGGGCGCCGATTGGGTGATCCCGATCGACGCCTGGGACGCCTGCGGGGACGCGGACTCTGAGGTTGAGGACCCGGTGACCTTCGCCATTGACGTGTCCATGGACCGGGCGCACGCCTCCATCTCGGTGGCGGGATTGCGCGCCGACGGTTTGCCGACGGTGGAGGTCGTGGACTTCCGGCGCGGCACCTCGTGGGTGACGAAGCGGGTCGTGGAGTTGGTGGGCCGTCATGGGGCGCTGGCCGTGGGGTTGGACCCTGGGGGGCCGTCGGGGTCGCTGATCCCCGAGCTTGAGGCCGCGCTGGACGTGCCCATCGTGACGTTCTCGGCGCGTGACTTCGCGCAGGCCTGTGGCTCGTTCTACGACGCGGTGCTGTCGGGGCAGCTGCGGCATCGGGGTCAGCCGGAGTTGAACCTGGCCGTGTCGGGTGCGCGCAAGCGGCCCTTGGGGGATTCATGGGCGTGGGCTCGCAAGGGCGCCGCCTCGGAGATCACGACGCTGATCTCGTCAACTTTGGCTTTGTGGACTTATTCGGATGCGACGGCCGTGAAGCCGGTAAATGTCGCTGACTCGGTGTGGTGAGGAGTTTCATGCGCGCACGGCTGCCTTTCGTGCTCGACGTCGCGGGCATCGTCCTCGTGTGCGCCGGGGCCTGGGCGTTCTCCTCCATCGCCGGCCTGGTCGTGTCTGGCCTTGGCTGCCTGGGCCTGTCCTTCCTCGTGGAGCGTGATAAGTGAGCCTTATTCGTCGCTTGACGCAGGGGGCGCCTGAGCAGCGCAACGACGTGCCGTGGGCGGGCTGGCCTGCCTACCCGCTCAATTCCCAGCAGCCGGGGACGACGACTTTCTCGGGCGTCAACGTGTCGGCCGATTCGGCTATGCGTCACGCGGCCGTGTGGGCGTGTGTGCGGCTGATTTCGGGGACTATCGGGCAGATGCCGCTTCAGGGCGTGCGCGACGGGGGCGACTATCCCGAGCCGGTGACCCCGACTCCCCCGCTGCTGGCGTCGCCTTCGAGCATTGTCCCGCGCTCGGCATGGGTGGAGTCGGTGCTGGTGTCTTTGCTACTGCGCGGTAACTGCTACGGCCGCGTCGTGGAGACGGGCGCCAATGGCCGCGCCACGAAGATCGACATTCTCAACCCTGACCGGGTGCGTCCCGACATTGAGCCGGGCACGCGCCGCAAGGTCTACTACTTGAGCGGCGAGGACGGCTCGGTCGTGCCGCACTACTCGTTCGACACCGGCCGCGGCGACATCTGGCATGTGCCGGGCCTGCTGCTGCCGGGCTCGTGGGTGGGCCTGTCGCCCATCGAGTACGCAAAGCAGACCATCGGCCAGGGCCTGGCCGCCGAGAAGTTCGGCTCGCAATGGTTCGGCGAGGGCGGCGTGCCGGCGGCGATCCTGTCCACCGATCAGCCCGTGACCGAGGAGCAGGCCAGCACGATCAAAACCCGCTTCATGTCGGCGGTGCGCGGCAAGCGCGAGCCCGCCATCCTCGGGGCCGGTCTGAAGTACGAGGCGATCCAGGTGGCGCCCGAGGAGTCGCAGTTTATTGAGGCGCAGTCGTGGAGCACCGCCCAGGTGGCTCGCGTTTTCGGCCTGTCGCCGTCGCTTCTTGAGGTCTCCACGGGCTCGTCTAATGCGCTGACCTATCAGAACCGCGAGTCCCGCGTGAGCGACTTTCTCGCGTTTGGCCTTGGCCCGTGGATTCATCGCTTGGAGGAGTCCCTGTCGGCGCTGCTGCCGAATCCGCAGCAGGCCCGATTCAAGACCGGCGCCATCCTGCGAGCCGACATTCAGACCCGCTACCAGACGTATGCCATCGCCGCCCAGGTCCAGGCGTCCACGGGCCAGCCGCTGCTGACGGCAAACGAGATGCGCGCTTTGGAGAACTTGCCGCCTTTGCCGGCGGCCGATGGGGGCCTTACCGGAGGAACACCAGCATGAGTGACAAGGTCGAGCGCCGTTCAGTCGAAGCGGGGTGGGAAATCCGCACCGAGCCGGACGGCAAGGTGGGACTGCGCGGGTACGCCGCCATGTTCGACTCTCCCGCGCACGGCGAGGTCATCCGGTCTAGCGCCTTCACTAAGACCCTCGCCGAGCAGGCCGACTGCCGCTTGCTTGTGAATCACGACGGCGTGCCAATCGCCAGGACGAAGTCCGGCAGCCTGCACCTCAGCGTTGACGAGAACGGCCTGGTCGTGGACGCCCCCGACCTGGACATGGCAAACCCGACGGTGCAGGAACTGGTCTCGGCCATGTCCCGCGGCGACATTGACCAGATGTCCTTTGCGTTTATCCCGGTGCGCGAGAACTACGACCAGGAGACCCGCACTCGCGAGATTCTTGAGTGCCGTCTCATGGACGTCTCGGTGGTCACCTACCCCTGGTACGAGTCCACTAGCGTCGGGCTGAAGTCCCTAGACATGGCCCTGGCCGAGGTTCGCTCGGGCGCGGTCTCCCCCGAGGCCCGCGAGGTCATCCTGGCCGCGCTGGGTGACGTTCCGGTGGACGCCGAGGGCGAGCCCATCGACCCGGCCAACGATGCGCTTGAGGACGAGCAGGACGCCCGCGACCTGTGCGACTACTTGAACACCGCCCTGGCCGACGTGTTCACCATGTACTACCGGGCGCACTCCGCGCATTGGGACGTGGTCGGCCCCGACTTCAGCCAGTACCACGAACTCTTTGGCGAAATCGCGGAGGACGTGTACGGCAGCGTTGACCCGCTTGCCGAGAACATCCGCAAGTGCGGCGGCGTGCCCGTCGGCACCCTGCCCGAAATCGTCGCGGCCCGCACTATTGAGGACGCTGCGCCGAGCATGGATGCCCGCACTCTTGCCGCCGACCTTATGACCGCCAACGACCTTGTCGTGGATTGCCTGAAGCGCGCGTTTGACGCCGCTGACGACGCCGACGAGCAGGGTCTGGCGAACTTCCTGGCCGAGCGCATCGACCGCCACCAGATGTGGCGCTGGCAGCTCGCCTCTTCGCTCGGCATCGCTTCGGTGCCGATGCGTTCCGATTCTCCCGAGGCCGTTGAGTCTCGGGCTGCGCGCAATCTCGAAATTGCGCGTCTGTACCTCGCGCGCTGACAGACGCGCCAGGCACAAACGTCACGCCGGAGCCACCGGGACTGTCACCCACGGCCACCACCTGACGACGTCCACACACCCCTCAATGCTCTGAAAGGAGCACAAGTTGTCTATTCGCGACTCGCTTATCGCGCAGCGCGAGGGCAAGCTGGCCGAGGCCCGTGCCGTCGTTGAGACGGCCGAGGCCGAGACCCGCGACATCACCGACGAGGAGCTCGTCGTGGTGAAGGAGGCCCGTGAGGCCGCCGACGCCATCGACGCTCGCCTGTCAGAGATGGACGCCCTTGAGGCTGCTCAGGCGCGCTCATTCGCGCCGTCCACCACGGCATCGGTTCAGGTCACCTCTGAGCCTGCCACCTACCGCAAGGACGGGGAGCACTCGTTCTTCCGCGACCTGTTCATGCAGTCCCGCGGCGACCGTGACGCCATGGAGCGTCTCGCTCGCAACAATGCGGAGGCTCGGGCGCTCAACACGACCGACACCTCCGGCGGCGACATGGTGTTCCCGCTCTACATGCAGGACGTCATTCGTTTCGCCAGGGCTGGCCGGGTCTCCATTGACCAGCTCAACAAGGCGCCGTTGCCTTCTGGAACCGACTCCATCAATGTGCCTGCCGTTACCACCGGCACTATCGCAGCGACTCAGTCCAGCCAGAACAGCGGCTTCAATGAGTCGGACGCGGTCACCGCGACCAAGACGGCGGCCGTGCACACGACGGGCGGCATCCAGACCCTCAGCGTGCAGCTGATCGAGCAGGGCTCGGTCCCGCTTGATCAGATCATCCTGCAGGACCTGGTCGCCGACCTGTACCGCGCTATGGACGTGTGGGGCCTGTCCTCCAATGCCACCGGCAAGTACGGCCTCCTGAACACCCCCTCGGCGATCTCGGTGGCGTACACCGACGCTTCGCCGACGGTGCCGGAGTTCGTCGTCGCCGTGGGCAACGCGATCCAGCAGATCCACACCCAGCGGTACGCCGCCCCGACGCGCATTCTCATGCACCCGCGTCGTTGGCAGTGGATTCAGACGGCGGCAGACGGCAATAGCCGCCTGTTCATCGTCCCGACCGCGCAGGGTCCGTTCAACGCGACCGGCACCACCGAGGGCGTCGTGCCCGAGGGTCTTGCCGGCACGCTGCTCGGCCTCCCGGTGTACGTCGATGCCAACATCCCCACCAACACCGGCAGCGGCACCAACCAGGACCCCGTCATCGTCCTCAAGGCCGACGACGTCCACTTCTGGGAGTCCGCTCCCAAGGCGGAGTCCTTCGCGGCAACGCTCGCGAACCAGGGCTCGGTCCTGTTCCGCGCATACGCGTACCACGCGATGGTTAGCAGGTACGCGAAGTCGGTGGCCGTCGTGAATGGCACCGGCCTCGTCAACCCCTACGCCTGATAGCTCAGGCCACGGGTTGACCCCGTGACTGTCCCCCGGCCGCGTACTACCCCCGCGCGGCCGGGGGGCACCACCCCCGAACTTCCAAGGAGACCCATGAGTTCCGAGTACGTCGCCGCACTCCAGGCCGAGCGTTCCTGGGCTGCCCGCCTGGGCAAGAAGGACCGTGTCGCTGCCATTGACGCCGAGCTCAAGAAGGCCGGCGCCGCACCGGAGCCCGCCGTCGAGACGGCCGCCGTCTCGGCGCCCGAAACTACCGCGCGCCCCCGCGCAGCCCGCAAGACCGCTAAGGCCGAGGAGACCGAATGAGCACCATCACCATCAAGACCAACGGCCAGACGCTGAAGGTCGACATCGCGCGCGCGGACGGGGTGCGCCCCAGCGACGTCCTCAACGTGACCACGAAGTCCCTCACCGACAACGTGGCGACCCTCACCACGGCCACGGCCCACAACCTCGCAGCCGGGAACACGGTCGTCGTGGCGGGCGTGGATTCGGTGTTCAACGGCACCAAGACCGTTGTCGACGTCCCCTCCTCCACGACCTTTACTTTCGCCAAGACCAACGCTGACGTGACCGAGGCCGAGGCCACGGGCACCGTCACGGTGCAGGCGACCCTCGACGCCGACGGCGCGCGCGTGATGCTGCCGGCCACGATCAGCGCCGACACGACCTACACCGTCGCGGCCCCGTTCGGGTCCTGGGTGGTCACCTCCACGCTGGCCGATGACACGGCGGTGGACTCCCGCACCGTGAGCATCTCCCCCACCCAGCCCGCCGTGATCGCCCCGGTGCTCTCCCAGGCCGCCTTGTCGGCTTACGTCGCGACGACGGTGGCCGCAGTCTGACATGGCAACCACCTATGCCCTGCTGGATGACGTCAAGGACGCGCTGCGAATCAGCGACGACCACGACGACGTCGTCCTGTCCGGGATCATTGAGTCGGCCTCGCGGTCCATCGACCAATACTGCGACCGCTATTTCGGGCAGACGGGCACGACGGCCTCGCCGGTGCAGCGCCTCTACCGGGCGACGTCCACGCGCCAGGTCCTTATTGACGACCTGGTCACGCTGACCGACCTTGAGGTGGATTACTCCGGCTACGCCGAGACGTTCACGAGCCTTGGGGCCGACGGGGTCATCAAGCAGCCCGTCAACGCCGCGACGCTCGTGCCGCCGCAGCCGTTCACGGTGCTTCTGGCCAAGCCGCGCACCGTGCTCCCGCCCGTCCCCGGCTGGGTTCGCGTGTCAGGTGTATGGGGCTGGCCTGCCGTGCCGCAGCAGATTCGGGACGCTTGCGTCCTTCAGACGGTGCGCCTGTTCAAGTCTCGCGACGTGCCCTTGGGCGTGATGGGCGGCTCGGAGATGCTGGCCCCGATGCGCCTGCCCGGCGGCCTGCACCCGGACGCCCGCATCCTGTGCGAGCCGTTCCGCCGCCTCGGGATCGCCTGACCATGGCCGATATCGGCGCCATCATCGACGGCCTGTCGGCGAACCTGGGCACCGTCGACAAGCTGCGCGTGCAGTCCGAGATTTTGGACACGGTGCCGATTCCGTGCGCCATCGTCGGTCCCCCGACCGACATTGAGTACGACGCGGTGATGGCCCGTGGAGCCGACACCTACACCTTCACGGTGCGGGTGCTCGTGGCTCGCGCGTCGGAGCGTTCCGCGCAGCGTTCCCTTTTCGACTACGCCTCGGGCACCGGGGCCAAGTCCATCAAGACGGCCCTGGAATCCGACCGCACCTTGGGGGGCGCGGCCGATTCGCTGGCCGTGACTGCCGCGTCCGGCATCGGCATCTACGCCTACGGGGAAGCCGACTATCTGGGTATCGAGTTCACCGTGGAGGTGATCGCGTGACTTTCGTGCACGCTAAGAACAGCCGCTTCGCCTTCGGGTCTTCGGCCCTGGCCGCCTACCTGACCAGCGTGTCGACGTCCACTACGGTGGAGACGGCCGATTCCACGGACCTGACGGCGACCACGAAGAACTATGTGGCGGGCCTGGCCGACTCTTCCATTAGTTGCGCGGGCCTCTTTGAGCCGCTGTACGACACGCCAGTCAAGGCCGCGCTTGCCGCTGCCGCAAATAGCCCGGTGACCGTCGCACCCGACGGCTTCGCGGTGAGCAAGCCGGTGCTCGTGGTCGCGGGCCGGGAGACGGCCTACGAGATCGCCTCAGCGGTCGGCGCGGTCGTCTCGGCGAACATCACCATCCAGGGCGACGGCCAGTACGACCAGGGCGTGAGCCTTGCCGACCTCCTCGAGGTCACGGCCGGGGCCAACGGCTCCACCCACACCGACGCCGCCGGGACCTCTAATGGCGGCATTGCGACCCTGCACGTCACCGCGTGCACGGGCACCTTGACTGTGAAGGTCCAGCACTCCACCAACAACTCAACGTGGGCTGACCTGGCCACCTTCACCGCCGCGACCGCGGCAACCTCCGAGCGGATCATCGTCGCCCCGGCGACAACCGTGAACCGCTATCTGCGGGCGAGCTGGACGCTGACGGGCGCCGGTGCTGCCGCGACTTTCACCACCTCGTTCGCCCGTCGATAAGGAGAAACAGAAATGGCATTTGTCCACGGCAAGGGCTCGTACTTCAAGGTGGCTTCCACCGACCTGAGCGCCTACCTCAACAGCATCTCGGCCAGTCGCACGGCCGACACCGCGGAGACCTCGGCCTTCGGATCGACGTCAAAGTCCTACGTCGCGGGGCTCAAGGACGCGAGCATCACCCTGTCGGGGATGTTCGACTCCTCGGTCTACTCGACGATCATGGGCTGGCTCGGGTCCTCACAGACCTTTGAGTTCGGCCCGTCCGGCTCCACGGCCGGCAACGTCAAGGTCAGCGGCTCGGCCCTCATCACGAGCGTGGAGATGGCCTCGGCCGTCGGCGCGGTCGTCACCCTCAACCTCAACCTTCAGGTGACCGGCAACGTCACCGACGGCACGTTCGCCTAGATCGCACCCAGGGGGTAGCAGATGAATCTGGAATTCAAGTACGCCGACGGCACCACCCAAGAGGTCCGCGTCCTGCCCATCGACCGCATCATGTTCGAGCGGAAGTTCGGCAGGTCGGTCCACGCGACCTTCACGGGCGAGCCCATGGAGGAGCACCTCTTCTGGCTGGGCTGGCACGCGCTGAAGCGTGCCGGCAAGGCTGGGGACGACTTCGACGCCTGGCTTGCCCAGGTCGAGGACTTCGATACCCAGAAGGAGCCGGACCCTCCTACGGTGCCGGCAGCGAGCACCACGCCATAGCGGCGCTTGCTGTCGCGACCGGGATCGCCCCGAGCGTTCTGGCGCTCGAGGACCCGATGATGCTCGCCACCATGGTCCGCATTCTCAACGAGAGGGACTGACGTGCCGCAGCTCGTGGAGATGAAGGTCTACGGCCTGGACAAGCTCATGCGGGACATTCGGAAACTGCCGGCCGAGGCTCAGGACGAGTTGCGGGCGGCAAGCCGGGAGATCGCGGGCGGGGCCATGTTCAAGGCGTGGCACGACGCCGCCATGGGCGCCGGGCGTTACGGCCCGGTAATCGCCGGGTCCATCAAGGTCAAGAAGTCCGACCGCATCCCGTCCATCACCATCGGCAGCGCCAAGGGCCAATTGTCGGGCGGGGCGTCGGCGTCCAACGTGCGCTTCCCGTCTTCGGAGGGTGCGAAGGGTCGCGGCGGGCGAGGCACCTATCGCGGCTCCAAGGCCACGTCAGGTCGCGGACGCCGCGCTCACCCGTTCCCCGTCGTGTTCGGCGGCGGCACGGGGTGGCTGAAGAACATGGCGAAATACAAGCCTGAGGCCTACAAGGAATGGCTCAAGGCCGTGGACCGCATCAAGACCAAATTCGAGAGGGGCTGACAGATGGCCGGTGGCCGCCAACTCACAGTCACTCTCGTCGCCAATACGAAGTCTTTCGGCGCGGGCATGGCCGATGCCGTGCGAAATGCCGAGGGCTTCAAGGGCAAGATGGCGGCCATTGGCGCTTCGCTCAAGAGCGTGACCGGACCTGCCCTCTTGGGCGCGGCGGCAGCCGCCGGAGCCTTCGCCATCAAGCTCGGAGTCGACGGCGTCCAGGCCGCCATGGACGAGCAGAAGCAACTCGCCATTCTGAAGCAGACCCTGGACAACGTCGGCCAGGGCTTCGCCATGGACTCGGTGAATACGTTCATCGACAACTTGCGATTTGCCACCGGCGTCGCAGACGATGAATTGCGCCCTGCCTTTGAAAAGATTGTGGGCGTCACCAAGGACGCGGCCAGCGCACAGGACCTTCTAGCGGCCGCCGTGGACGCATCCGTGGGAGCGAGCAAGCCCCTAGAGTCGGTATCGGCTGCGGTGGCCAAAGCGATCGGCGGCCAGTCAACGGCCTTGAGAAAACTCATCCCCGGCCTGGACACGACGAAGATCAAGGCTGGCGACGCGACCTCGGTCATTGCGGCGCTTGAGGATCGCTTCGGCGGATCGGCCGCAGCGGCAGCCGGGACTTTTGCTGGGTCCATTCAGCGATTGAAAGACGGCTTCAACGAGCTGACTGAGTCATTTGGCACCGGCTTCCTGGGTGCCATGGACCAGGGCCAGTCCGGCATGGGCGACATGGCCCAGACGCTGCGCGACATGCAGCCTGCCGCTGAGACATTGGGCAAGACTATCGGCGAAGTCACATTCGCCATCTCGGGACTATCGCAGGTAATCCAGCAGGGCCAGAACATCTGGAACAGCATGCCCGCCTGGATGCAGAGCGTGGTCACGCTGGCCAACAACAGTCTGAATCCCATTGCAAATGTCGTGTGGAACTTGTCCAACTTGGGCAAGGTCACCGCTCAGACGGCAGAGGCCGAGCAGCTGCACACAGAATGGTTGCAACGTCAGGCTGACCGATTCGTGGACACCAGCAAGTCGGGGCGAATACTGACAGAGATGCTGGACGGCCAAACCACCGCCCTGGACTCCGCGACCAACGGCACGGTCACCTACACCGACGAGATGTCCCTGCTGCGCGCGGAAATCAACCGCACCACGGTCAAGCTAGGGTTCCTGGCTGCTGCCTTTGACGAGGCTAACGCCGCCATGGAGCGGCGCCAGGCCATGCAGGATTACCGGGACGCGCTCAAGACATTCATTGAGGACCCGTCTGGCTCAACGCGGGACGCTGCCGTGCAGGCAATGATGGACGTGGCGGCGTCTATGACTGACCCCAAAGAGCAGGCCAAGTTCGTCAGCAAAGCCTTTGATGCGATCACGTCTGCTGCGGCTGACGCCGGCGTCCGTGTTCCCCCGGACCTGGCGAAGATTGGCTCTGCTGCCAGCGATCAGTTGGACCCGGTGGCCAGCCTCAAGCAGGCCATGGAAGAAATCCCCAATTACATCCCGATCAAGATTGATCTCCAATTGCCGCCTCGCACCATGGTGGACAGCAACGGCAACGGCATCCCCGACATCCTTGAGGCCACGGGTGGCCCGGTGTACGCCTCGGGCGGTTTCGTCGGCGCTGCCGTGGGCACTCACGCCTCGGACTCAATCCGCGCACGTCTGTCCCGCGGCGAGTACGTCCTGAACGCCGACACGGTGAAACGCCTGGGCGTGGGCACTCTCAACAGTCTCAACAATGGCGGCGGCATGGGAAGCGGCTTGACGATCAACGGCGGCATCACAGTCCAGTCGGTGGCGGGTGAGCGCGCGGAGGAGTCGGTGCCGCGGGCGTTGCGTCGCCTCGCTTTTGTGGCGGGCCTGAATGGCTGAGACGTACAGCATCGGTAGCACCGACTTGGCCACGGTGTTCACGTCGATTCAGACGCTGGACCCGGTCGTGATCCCGTCGCCTGCCCAGCAGGACTACGTCGTGCCGGGCCGTGATGGCGTGGTGGCGGCGAATGCCTGGAAGGGTCCGAAGACCTGGAGCGTGGCCGGAGTAATCGTCGGCAGCGACCGGGCCGACGCCATCTCCAAGCTGCAGACGCTGGCGGCGTTGGTGTGGGGGTCGGGGTCGACGTTCACGATCACTCGCGTGGTGGGGTCCACGACCTCGACCGCGTCGGCCCGGTTCCTGTCGTGGTCGACGGCGTGGCAGGCCCCGAACATCGTGCGGGTGGCGGTGGACTTCCAGCTCATGGATGGCCAGTTCAAGAACGGCGGCAGCCTTGCCCTCTGACGGCCTGACCCTAAAGGTTTACGACCCGACGAACACGACGCTTCAGGGCACGCTGTCCCAGGTGCTGTCGGCCGAGTTCAGCGACGAGTTCAACGCGACCGGGTTCGGCTCGGTGTCGGTGCCCTTGTCCTCGACGGCCGACAAGGCGCTGCTCGTGAAGGACAATGTCGTCCGCGTGGAGTACCAGGGGGCCGCGAGGTTCGCGTGGTTCATTGAGGTGTTGGAGCGGGACCTGGCGGCGGGCGGGAACCAGCAGACGATTACGGCGTCGGGCCGGGGCCTGCTGGCGTGGCTGGACGATGCGGTCGTGTACCCGCAGGGCGGGCTCGCGGACTTCTCATCCGACCAGCGGCCATGGAACTACGCCTCAGCCGACGGTGCCTGGAAGTCCAGCGTGACATGGTCAACCCCGCAGACCGTGGTCTGGAAGAACGACACGACGGCGCGGAAGAACCTGCCGGTGAAGTGGCGGGCGATTGACCCGGACGCGCGTTGGATTTGGGCGACTGACCCGACGGCAGCCGTCCCCCGCGGCACCGTCAACTACTTCCGGGGTACGTTTACCTTGTCGGCACCCACGCGCCTCGCCATGTGGGCGTCCGCTGACAACTACTTCCAGTTGTGGGTGGACGGCACCCTCGTCATGGATTCGTCGCGGTTCTCCGAGACTGCCCCGTCCTACGCCCAGTTCACGAAATGGGTGGCCCGGCTCGGCAAGGGCACGCACACGGTGGCGGCGCGGGTGCGCAACGACAAGCCGTGGGAGCGGACTGACCTGTCGGTGAGCGCGTCTACGGACAAGGTGTCGGCGTCGGCCCACGGCCTGACGGCTAACACAAAGGTCCGCGTGACGGACGTGTCCAAGGCGTGCGGCCTCACCAAGGGCAGTGACTATTTCCTGGTCAACGTGGCTGACGACGATTTCAAGTTGTCGACGACCTCGGGCGGGTCGGCGGTCAACATCACCGCGGACGCCAAGATTGACCTGCGCCTGGTCGCCGACTCCACGGCCGGGTTCCTGTTCTCCGCCTGGTCCCTTGACGACGACAACAAGCCGAACACCCTCATCCTGCGGTCGGCGGCCACCGGCTGGGAGGTCGCGACCGAACCGGCCAAGCACCGCCCGGCCGTCATCCTCAGGACGCTCATGGAGGAGGCGGCCGCCCGCGGCTGCTACCGGTTCTCCAAGTTCACCTACGGCTTCGACCAGACCGCGCCCACGTCGGGGACCTGGACGACTTATGTGGACATGACCACGAAGGTCGGCTCATCCCTCCTGCAAATCTTCGACGCCATGGTGGACCTCGGGCACGACTTCTGGCTCAACCCCGAGACGACGCGACTGGACGCCTGGGAGTCCCGCGGCACCGACCGCACCTCCACGGTCACCCTGGCGCTGGCGACTCAGGTCATGCAGTACGGGACCCGCTCGGAACCGAAACTCAAGACCCAGGCGCTGATCCGCACGAAGGACGGCTGGACCCAGGTCGGCGCGAACGTGGACACGAATGGCCGCCGCGAAATGTATGCGGAGTACGGGAACACCCGCGACGACGCGACGGCTCGCACGGCGGCCGGCCGGGTGCTGCGCCGCACCGGGCAGACCCAAATCACGGTGTCCAAGATCGAGTGCGCCGTGGTCAGCGGCGCTGCCCCTTACGTCAACTTCGATGTCGGTGACTACCTGACGGTGCCGAACGCCGACGGCTCGGGGACGGCGACGGCCCGCGTTCTCGCTATCGCTATTCAGCACGACGGCGCCAACATCCGCTTCATGCCCGAACTGGAGATCCTCAATGCCTGACGGCAATTTCCGGCGGCCGCCGCAGCTGTGGGAACAGAAGATCGCCCAGATGGTGTCGGTGTCCAATGTGGGCGCGGTGGCCGGTGGCGGCACGGTGGAAGTGGGCAGCGACCTGCCGCCGGGCAATGGTGGCGGTGGGGGTGCGGAGCCGCCCGAGGTGGTGCCCACGCCGACGGCTTTCGGGACGCCTTCGACGCCGACCCTGACCGGTGGCGTGCAGTCCATCATGGTCACCTGGGACGGGCTGAATTCGTCAGGCGCCCTGTACCCGTATTCGGCCGCCGTGGTTGAGGTCCACTCGTCCACCACCACCGGCTTTACCCCTGACGCGACCACGCTCAAGGGCGAGCTGCGCTACCCCGGCAACCTGACGATCACGGGTCTGACGGCGGGCACGACCTACTACTTCAAGCTGCGCGGCCGGGACGCCCAGGGGAACTATTCGACGGCGTCGGCGCAGGCTTCCGGCCAGACGGGCTTGACCACGTCCAGCGATTACGGCACGGCCACGATTGGCTCGGGTGCGGTGTCATTCAACGCCAGGTCCATTGGCGGCATCACAACGACGGTGGGCACGACCGCCCCGTCCTCCCCCGTGACCGGCGACATTTGGCTGGACTCCACGGGCGGGTCCATCGTGCATAAGCGGTGGTCGGGGTCGGCATGGGTGACTCAGGCGTGGGGCACGGGCAGCCTGTCCGCGAACTGCATCACGGCGGCTCAGATGGCCGCCGGGTCGGTCACGGCGGGCGCAATTGTGGCGGGCGAGGTGACGGCCGCCAAGTTGTCCAGCGACGCCATCGACGGCAAGGTCATCACGGGCGCCACGCTTCGCACGTCCTCGGCTGCGGGCAGCAGCGGCGCCGGGGTCGTCATCGACACCTCGGGCATTCGCGGCTACAACGCTGCCGTATCCGAGACGTTCAATCTCAACGCTTCCACCGGGGCGCTGACGATTACGGGCAGTTTCCGCACGGCGCTTTCTGGCGCACGAGTAGAGACTGGGTCAGCATTCAACTCCCTCAGCAATGTGTCGCTTTACAACTCCAGCGGCGGCGGCGGCGACCTCATCACCGACATCAGCGGCGGCGTGCTATTGGCGTCTCGCAGTACGGCCGCCACCGGCGTCGGCAACACCACCGGCGGCGTAAACCTGTACGGGCCAGTAACCATGAGCTCGACCGCCAGCGTGTCCAGTAACGCCACCGTCCAGGGCTTGCTGACCAGTAACGGTGGCCTGACCGTCACGGGCACGGCCACGCTCAACAATGCGCTCACGGCCAGCGGCGTGTGCCAACTGGGCACCATCGGCGCCAACGCCGGCATCCGCGTCGATTCCAGCGGCAACGTCTACTCCAAGGGCATTGAGGGAACGACGACAGGCAATGCCGCAAACGTGCGTCTTGGTACTAACGCGCAGCTCCTCTTCAACAACTCCACGGCGCGGATCAAGGATGAGCTAGTCACCCTTGGCGCCCCCCTTGTGGGAGTGGAGCCGGAAAAGATCAGCGACCAGGCCGCGTCCGTTGACGTGTACGACGTGCTGACTCTGGCGCCCACGGAGTTCAAGTCCCTGTGTGCGGCCGACGACGGCGCCCGCATGGTCGGCTTCGTTGCCGAAGACGTGGCCGCCAAGTTCCCGTTCGCTGCCGACTTTGACGAGGACGGCCTGCCGTCCGCCGTGCAGGACCGCCCAATCCTTGCCGCGCTCCTCGCCGTTGTTCAGCAGCAGCAGCAGACCATCCAAGACCTGACCGCCCGAGTAGAAGCCCTGGAGGCCAAGTAGATGCAATCCCCCGGCCGCTACGACATGACGATTTACCAGGGCGCGTCCTTTGACACGACGCTGACGTGGAAGGTGGGCGACCCGGCAACGCCGGTGAACCTCACCGGGTACACGGCTCGGCTCCAGGTCCGCTCCTCGACCGACGCCGCTACGACGGCGCTCGAACTGACTACCGCGAATGGCGGCATCGTCCTCGGGGGCGCGGCGGGGACGATTGCCCTGGCCGTGTCGGCCACCGCCACCGCGGCGCTGTCCCCCGGCTACTACGTCTACGACCTGGAGCTCGTCAACGGCGCGACGGTCACGCGCCTGGTTGAGGGTCGCGTCACGGTGAGCGCGGAGGTGACCCGATGACCCAGGTCAACGTGACAAGCCCGACGCCGGCCACGGTGGAGGTCACCGGCCCGACGACCGCGACCGTGACGTGGGCCGACGCTGGCCCGCAGGGTGCGATTGGACCGACCGGCCCGGCCGGACCTACGGGTCCGCAGGGCGTGACCGGCCCGGCCGGGGCGCAGGGAATCCAGGGCAACGTCGGGCCAAGCGGACCCCAGGGCCCCGTCGGCGCCACGGGACCCACAGGACCGCAGGGACTTTCCATCACGGGACCCACCGGGCCTAAGGGCGACATGGGTGCCGCGGTTTCCATCAAGGGTTCCTACTCCGACTACGCCGCACTCGTCGCAGCTCATCCCACCGGCGCGCTCGGGGACGCCTATCTCACCGACAACGGTGACCTCTACGTCTGGACCGGCGCGGCGTGGCAGAACGTCGGCAACATCGAGGGACCCACCGGGCCGCAGGGTCCGCAGGGCCCGCAGGGCGAGGTCGGACCTACGGGTGCCGCGTCCACTGTGCCCGGTCCCACGGGCCCGGCCGGCCCTACCGGCGCGCAGGGTCCGCAGGGTGCACAGGGACCCATCGGCAGCACGGGACCCACCGGTCCTGCCGGGGAATCCATCGTCGGCCCGACCGGTCCGCAGGGTCCGCAGGGTGAGGTTGGCCCGACCGGGCCTCAGGGCGACTCGATCACGGGACCTACGGGACCCGCGTCGACTGTGCCCGGCCCGACCGGCCCTACTGGTCCTGCCGGCGAATCGGTGACCGGACCTACTGGCCCCCAGGGCGAGCCCGGTCCGCAGGGCGATACCGGCCCGGCCGGGGCATCCGGTCCCACAGGCCCGACGGGACCCGCCGGCGACTCGATCACGGGACCCACGGGCCCGCAGGGTCCGGTCGGTGAGGTCGGTCCCACGGGTGCCGAGGGACCCATGGGCGCCACCGGCCCGAGCGGTCCGGCTGGCCCGAGCGGACCCACCGGTCCAGAGGGTCCGGCGGGCGCCAAGGGCGACCCCGGGGACGTTGGCCCGACCGGTCCCAGCGGTCCGGCGGGACCCAGCGGTCCGCAGGGCGACACCGGCCCGGCTGGCCCATCCGGTGCAGTCGGCCCGACCGGCCCACAGGGAGCACCTGGCGCCGACGGTCCCACTGGCCCATCCGGCCCGGCCGGACCCCAGGGGGACACCGGTCCGGTCGGCGCCACGGGTCCGCAGGGGGTGGCCGGTCCAAGCGGACCCACGGGCCCGGCCGGGGAGGTCGGACCCACGGGACCCCAGGGCTCTCAAGGAATTCAGGGCGATACGGGCCCGGCCGGTGCAGTCGGTCCTACGGGCCCAGCCGGCGCCGCCGGTGCCGACGGTGCCACGGGTCCGGTCGGCCCGACGGGACCCTCGGGACCCACAGGTCCGCAGGGGCCGCAGGGAATTCAAGGCATACAGGGAGTGGCCGGCGACACCGGCCCGGCCGGCGCAGTCGGACCAACGGGACCATCCGGTCCAATCGGCCCTACGGGCCCATCCGGCCCGGTCGGCGACACCGGCCCATCCGGTCCGGTCGGACCTACGGGCCCCACGGGACCCCAGGGAGCTGCGTCCACGGTGACCGGTCCTACCGGGCCCCAGGGCCCCACGGGACCTACCGGACCTCAACCGTCCCTCGGCTCGGCGACCCCGCAGGCCCTCGGGTCCGCGGCCGCCGGCACGAGCGCGACCGCAGCTCGTGACGACCACGTCCACCCCACCACCGGCGTCGTCCTTAACGCGCTCTTTACCGCGCCACGGCAATTACTGTCCTCCACCGCGTCAGGCACGCCAGCGGTCATCGCCATCGAGGACGACCAAATCATCCTGTCCAATCAGGTCTTCAACTAGGGAGTATTCATGGCTCAGTTCACTAAGACCCTCCTTAGTGGGTCCACTCAGGGCAGGGGCATCAAGGTCGTCGCTACCGCGTCCAGCGGCACGACGATTCACACGACGGGTACGTCGTCCACGACGGTCGATGAGGTTTGGTTGTATGCCTACAACTCGGACACCTCGCCCCGCCTACTGACCATTCAGTTCGGCAACACAACCTCACCGGACGACGACATCAAGGTGACCATCCCGGCGCAGTCGGGCCTCGTCCTCGTCGTTCCCGGTTTGACGCTGACGGGAACGGGATCGGCAGGTAACGTGGTTCGCGCTTTCGCTGCCACGGCTAACGTCATCACGATTCACGGCTACGTCAACAGGATTGCCTAATGTCAAAGCGTGACAGGCGTTTCGTTTCAACAATGGTGAAAGACTGGGGGCAGTCGCCGCTAACGCGAGTTTCGGACACCCTGTTTCCCATTAGCGTCGAATACCTAGTCGTTGCCGGAGGCGGCGGTGGTGGTGCAAGTCGCGGTTCTGGCGGCGGCGCAGGGGGATTTCGTACAAGTACCGTAAGTTGCAACCTAAATACGACTTATTCCGTGGTCGTAGGGGGCGGCGGATCCGGTGGAACCTCCTTGGGCAATGGCAATCAAGGGTCGAATTCAATCTTTTTCAGTGTCACGTCAACTGGCGGCGGGGCAGGCATAGGTGGCAAGTCAACTGGCGACGGCGGCGTCGGCGGCAACGGCGGTTCTGGGGGCGGCGGCGTCGGCGGTGCCACGACAAATTCGGGCGGTTCTGGGGTTTCGGGGGAAGGCAACGCGGGAGGGCTAGGCGTTTCAACCGGAATCTACGGCGCTGGCGGTGGCGGTGGAGCATCGGCAGTCGGTGGGGATGGCACATCCAGCGCAGCAGGCGCCGGGGGCAATGGGACGGCTTCTAGCATTTCGGGAAGTTCCGTAACCTATGCCGGTGGTGGCGGTGGGAGCATCTTCAACTCAACCGCCAGCGGCGCCGCTGGCGGGTCCGGTGGCGGTGGAGCCGGTGCAGGGAGTAACACGCAAACAAACGGGACTGCCGGGACCGCCAGCCGTGGCGGCGGCGGAGGCGGCGGAAATCGCACGGGCGACGGCAAGGCTGGTGATGGTGGGGCAGGAGGATCGGGGATTGTGATCCTTTCCATTCCCGACACGAACACCGCCACATTCTCGGGTGGCGTGACGCAGACCTCAACAACATCGGGCGGTCGCCGCATTTACACCATCACCGCAACCACGACCACATCCGAAACCGTTACCTTTGCCTAGGAGGCAGACTTATGGGCCACATGGCAAAGATTGAAAACGGCCTGGTCGTATTCGTGACGGTCAGCCGCAATGAAGACGACAATCGTGAGTCTGAGATTTCTGCTCAGACAGGCGACACGTATCGCCGCACGTCCTACAACACTCGCGGCGGCGTTCATTACGGGCCGGATGGTCAGCCGAGCGCGGATCAGTCCAAGGCGTACAGATTCAATTACGCGGGAATTGGGTACACGTTCAACCCTGACTTCGGGCCAGACGGCGCATTTATTCCACCTCAACCATTCTCGTCATGGACACTCAACCCCGACACGGCGCTATGGGATGCACCCGTCCCGATGCCGTCCGAGGGCGGCCCGTGGGCGTGGGACGAAGCGTCCCTGTCGTGGATGTCTGCAATCTAGGAATTGCGGACATGCAAAGGATCAGCGCGATTCTTTACACGTTCTGACGACATGCCAAGTTGATTGACAGGGGAGCGCCGTGAGCGTCTGGGCCGTAGTCGAGCAGCACCGGGTCGTGTCCGTGTGGACGACGGAAGAGGCCGCATGGAAAGCGGCTGACCCTGAGAGGCGGCAACTCATCGTGGAGGCCGACCTGCTCGCTGACTTTCAGGCGTTCGCGTCTGAGTTCCCCGAGTGGGAGCGCATCGCCCTAGAGGACGCGCAATAACTGTCACGTTAGTGACGGGCCAGAATTACTCGGCAAACTGTTGCACTGAAAGAGTTCGCTGGCACAGTTTCCCGAGTAATTGTGACCCGTTCCGGCTTGGGGCGTGTCGGCCCCTGGCCCATGTCGGGGAGCAGGCGTACCCTGACCAAGATTGAATCGTGCAGGGCCGGTGAGATGCCTAGGTGGCTGACCCGGCGCTGCCACCCTCAGCCAAGGTAGGCAACATGACTCACGACCCGATGTGCCCTGTGATCCCGGCTGATGCGAACTTCTCTGACTGGGGCTGCCAATGCCACCTGATCGCCAAGGTCAGGGCCGACATGCTGGACAAGGCAGTAGCGGCTGTCCAGGCAGTTGCATCAGATGGAGGCTCGGTCTGGAGTACGGGGCTCCGCGCCGTCGCCGCCATCGACGCCCAGCGGGGTGTGTCATGACCCACGACGCGCTGTGCCCTGTCGCAATTCGTTCCAAGAACGTTTCTGGTCAGGCGACTGTTCTGACTTATGCGTCTGGGACTTGTCAGTGTTCCCTAATTGATATGGTCAGGGCTAGCACGCTTACCTCCAAAGCCTCCGACAGCAAAGCCTGCCAGGAGTTATACCTGGGAAGTGAATCATGACCCACGACCCCCTGTGCCTCTGGCTGAAACTCCCACCAGAGGAAAAAGCCGCCATGCAGGATTGCGCGGTTTGCGACCTGATTGTCAAGGTCAGGGCTGACGAGCGGTCTAAATACCCCGCCTAGTCACTTCAGTGGCTCCAAGGTCGGCTTGGCACCGAACGCCGGATAGGTGAGGCTGCGCCCCTGTCTGCACCCAACAGGGTCCGGCACCCATTTTCTTAGTAGCACAGGATTGGGCCGACATGGATAGGCTTGTGCGAACGGTGACGGCACGCTGACTGTCAGACGGCACTGCCACTATTGACACATGACCAGTCCCTGCAATGACCCCATCATCGCCCTGGCGCCGGACGACTCCGTGCCCCAGTGCCCCACCTGCGGTTCACAGGGCCGCCGATGCGTCAACCCCGACGGCACCCTAGCGTGGCCCTGGCACGCCTCTAGGACCGTCCTGTACGACGCGGCCTGGCTTGCCTCCGACCGGGCAGGAATGGGCTTCACCGAAACCCTGCAAGCCACCACGGCCTATGTGTCGGCCTACCTCGCGGGCGTGGCAGACGCGCAGCGAGGCGCTGCCGTCATTGATGCCGACGAGGTTGCACCTCACCTTGCGGCTGCACAGGAAGCCCTGCGGGACCTGCTCCCCGTCAAGTCCTAGGCGTTTATCAAGAAGTAAGCGACGGGCTAGAGCTTGCCGAGCGCCCGGCGCACGGTCATGCGGTCAACGCCAGCCAGCTCGGCCGCTGACACTTCCGACAGACCGCGCTCGACGGCCGTCACGATGGCGGCGTAGCACGCCGCAGCTGCCTCGCGCTCGCGCTCCTTGGCTTTTGCCCACGCCTTGCCGGCACGGTCCAGCTCTTTGGCTGCGGCCTCGGGCCATTTCTCCCATTTGGCCGTAGCGGCTCTGTGGCAATTAGCGCACAGCCATTCGCCGTCTTTGCGGGTACGAACGGATGCGCCGCAGTTGACGCACCCACTGGCCGGGGCCTGATCGCGGCTCATCGGGCCACCCCCTGCTCCGCGTTGTAGGTGGCCAGAGCAGCGTGGAACGCGTCTACGCTGCCGAACCGCGCGATCCCGTCATCGAGGAATCGGCCGATGGCCTGGGCCATGGTGGCGTAGGTAGCCGGGTGGATGTTGGCTGATGTGGCGTTCATTTGGTGCCCCCTCGTGTCGGTGCCTTGCCTTATGTAGAGGACTCTACACCATTCTGTAGAGCCGTCAACAGCAAACCGGGAATTTCCCGAAAAAGTTTCCGCACAGAGGGGGTCACACATGAAGGTCGCCGTCTACTCCATCGCCAAAGACGAAGCCGCCCACGTTGAGCGGTGGGCATCCTCTGCCGCCGACGCCGACTGTCTAGTCCTCCTTGACACCGGCTCCACCGACGGCACGCCCGACCTCGCCGCCGACCTCGGGGTCGACACCCACGTCCGCACCTTCCGGCCGTGGCGGTTCGACCACGCCCGCAACACCGCCCTGGCCCTGGTCCCCGACGATGTGGACTATTGCATCGCGCTCGACCTCGATGAGGTGCTGGTCCCCGGGTGGCGCGACGCCCTAGAGACCGCGCATCGGGAAGGCTGGACCCGGCCCCGCTACCGGTACACGTGGAGCTGGAACCCCGACGGGTCCCCCGGCCTCACCTACGGCGGCGACAAGATTCACGCCCGGCACGGCTACTACTGGCGGCACCCCGTCCACGAAGTCATCACCCCCCTCGGGGCCGAAACCCAGGGCTGGGTCAGCCTGGAGATTCACCACCACCCCGACGCCTCCAAGTCCCGCTCCCAGTACCTGCCCCTGCTGCGACAGGCCGTGGACGAGGACCCGGCCGACGATAGGAACGCCTATTACCTGGCACGGGAACTCCTGTTCGCCGGCCGCCACGACGAAGCCCGCGCCGAATTCCACCGCTACCTCGCCCTGCCCCGCGCCACCTGGGACGCCGAACGCAGTAAGGCCATGCGCTACCTCGCGCAGCTCGACCCCGACCAGGCCGAACGCTGGCTCCTCCGCGCCACCGCCGAAGCCCCGCACCGGCGCGAACCCTGGGTTGACCTCGCCCAGCACTACCACGACACCGGGCAATGGGTCGCCTGCCTAGCCGCCGCCCGCCGCGCCCTCGACTACACCGACCAGCCCCTGGAATACCTGTGCGAACCGGACGCCTGGGGCGCGAAACCCCACGACCTCGCCGCGCTGGCCTCCTGGCATTTGGGCCTGTACGGCGACGCCAAACGGTACGGCCGGCAGGCCGTCCAGCACGACCCCACGAATCCGCGACTAGCAGCCAACTACGACCACTACCGGGAGGCCGCATGCCCTTCCTCATCGCCTTCCTCGCCGGCTTCATCGTCGGATCAGCACTAGCCGAACGCCACCGCTAACCCACGCCCCCGCGGCAGACCGCAACAGGAGACCACCATGCCCACCTGGCTCGATGAGGCTTCCGAGCTCCTCACCTGGCTCACCATCGCGTCCATCGTCCTCGGCGGCCTCGCCGTCCTCGGCCGCTTCTACATGAAGTGGCTACGCGACGTGATCCGCGACGAAGTCTCAGCCCATACAAGCCTCATCCAGCCGACATCCAACGGCGGCAAATCACTCCCCGACATCGCCGCCAAGGTTGACCGCATCCTCGACCGACTCGACATGAAGGACACCAAGTGAACTCATTCAGCGAATGGCTCGCCAAGAGCCCCCTCGCCTCCGCGCTACGGGTATTCGTCGCCATCGTCGCCACCATGGCCATTACGGATTGGTCAACTAAGGGAACCATCGACATGGGCGCGTGGCAGACGTATGTCATCGCCGGACTGGTCAGCGCCGTCCCGGTCGTGACCCGGTGGCTCAACCCCGCAGACCCCTCATTCGGCCGCGGCTCAGGCGTCAAGAACCCCTTCGACGTATTCGGAACGGAGGACTAATGCCCACATCAATCAACGGCTGGCCCGTGCTGGACAACCCCGCCTGGGGCGACCCGCGGCTGGCCACCAAGCCAATCCCCGCCTGCCCCACCCGCAAGCTCACCATGAACAAAGACGTGCTGCCCCTGTTCCTGGCGTTTGCATCGGACTACCACCGGGAGATAGCCCCCCTGGACACCGGCGCCCTTGACGACTGGTCCTACGACTACCGCATCGCCCGCGCGTCCGGCTCATGGTCCGACCACTCGTCAGGCACCGCCATTGACCTCAACGCCTCCAAGGAAGGCGGCCTCGGCTACGGCCCCCTCGCATGGTGGAAGCAAGGCAAGCGGGCACTCACCGCTCGCCGTCTCAAGAGGCGCTACAAGGTCCTCATGTGGGGCGGCGCCAAAGACCTCGGGGGCGACTACTACCTCGCCAACGACACCGACTGGATGCATTGGGCGCTGAAGCCCGGCACGACCCCCGGCCAGGTCCAGGCCGTCATCGCCGAACTCGGCATCACGAAAGACGGCGTGCGAACCAAGGGACCGAAACTTCCCGCCTAACCCTGGAGAGGGTATGAGCCTCAGCGACGACCTCGCCCAATTGGAAGCCGCCCGCAAGAACGTGGGCGGTAAGCAATGCCGCATCGCCGAACTGCTGGAGGAACTGGACCCGCAAGACGCCGCCGCCCTCGTGCACCTCATTGACGGCACGAAGGTGTACGGCACCCAGATCGCCAACGCCCTGACCCGCAACGGGCACAAGGTGTCCAGCGGCAACGTGCAGCACCACCGGCGTCGCGCCAAGGGCGCCGGCTGCTCCTGTCCCCGGCCCGAGGGCAAAGGGTGAGTCTCGCCGACGACCTGGCCGCCCTCGAGGACCGCGAACCCCGCGTCCTCACCCTGGACATTGAGACCTCGCCGAACGTGGTCTACGCCTGGGGCTTGTACGGACAAGACATCGGCGTGAGCCAGATCATCGAGCCCAGCCGGGTGCTGTGCTTCGCGGCCAAATGGCAGGGCGAGCCCGTGCAATTCTGGAGCGAGCACCACGACGGGCGCGAGGCCATGGTCGCGGCCGCCCACCGGCTACTGGACGAAGCCGACATCGTCGTGGGCTACAACCACGCCCGCTTCGACATCCCGCACCTCAACCGGGAATTCGTCGCGGCCGGATACGGGCCACCCAGCCCGTACCAGAACGTCGACCTCTACAAGGTCGCCAAGCAGCACTTCAAGTTCGCGTCCAACAAGCTCGGGTACATCACCGAGCGCCTGGGCCTGGACACCAAATTGGAAACCGGCGGGCAGCAACTGTGGAACCGGGTGCTGGCCGGCGACGACGAAGCATGGGGGCTCTTTCGTGACTACAACTGCACCGACGTCGTCATCACCGAGGCGCTCCTCATGCGCCTGCTGGCATGGATTCGACTCCCCCACATCGGACTGTGGACCGGCGAACTTTCCAACTGCTACGCCTGCGACTCCCCCAACCTCACCCCCGCCGGCACCGTCTACGCCAAGACCAACGCCTGGCCCAAGCTCTGCTGCGACGACTGCGGAGCCTGGAACAAGGTCCTCAAGAACGGACAGACCCGTGCCGCGTGAGATCGACTTCACCCTCGCCACCGAGGCGTGCGAGCTCGTCACCGGGCCACGGCAGGCCGCCTACGCCCACCCGAGCATCAACTTCGCCCGCATCGCCAAGGGCTGGGAGATGGTCCTGGGGCATGCCGTCACGCCCGAGCAGGTCGGCCTGTGCATGGTCGTGGTGAAACTCGCGCGCGAAGTCAACGGCCACAAGCGGGACAACATCGTCGACGCCATCGGCTATTTGCTCACCACCGACGCCTGCCGGGAGGACAACTAATGGCCCATACCGTCAACCTCTGGTTGAGCATTCGTTTCGGCCAGCTCGAGGTCAACCTCTCCGCCGACGACGTCTCCTCCTATGCGCCCGACGTGGTCGACGACCTGGCCAAGCAAGGCATCCGGGCCTTCACCGAGGCCATCTCCGAACTCCGCGCTCACGGCGTCATCCCCTCCTCGGATGATCCGGCCGACGAGGACGACGACGAGGACGACGAAGACACAACTGAATAGGCGCTAGGCAGCGCACGCGAAAGGCCCCCGCTCCCGTATGAGGGAAGCGGGGGCCTTTCGTCGTCTAGGACGCCGCGCGGGTCAGGGCAGGGCCACTAAGGCCCCCCCCCCCCCGCTACCCGGGCCAGGGTGAGCATGGCCTGGGCGGTGGCCAGGGCCGACTCGGCCGCCGCAATGGCCGCGGCGAGCTGCA